CTCTGTGCAAACTGTCACGCAGAACATACACACAAATCTGGAGCATACTGGGATGAGTAGGTCAAAAACAGCAGACCCTAAGCCAAGCACAAAGACCCGCCGTAAGACTAACTACAAGGGTGCTAGTACAAAAAAGACTTCTGGTATAGTCCCCCGTAGTGAGAACCAAGCTAAAATGCTAGACGCTCTTAGGGGTCACAATCAAGTTTTTGTCTTAGGTCCATCGGGAACTGGGAAGACGTATGTTACTGCGACTTATGCTTCCGACCTCTACACGACGAAAGAAATTGATAAGATCGTCATCACAAGACCTCACGTTGCCGTAGGTAAGGAGCTAGGGTTCCTCAAAGGAGACCTCACAGAGAAGACTATGCCATGGGCCTTGCCCGTGCTAGACGTATTGGAGAAGCATCTTGGTAAAGGAGCAGTTGAGACTGGCATTAAGAACGGCAACATTGAGATGGCCCCACTGGCCCTCATGCGTGGACGTAGCTTTGATAACGCCTTTATTATTGTAGACGAAACACAGAACATCACCACTCATGAGTTGAAGATGTTGTTGACACGAGTAGGTGAGGGTACAACTATCGTACTGAACGGTGACGTACAACAGTCAGACCTGAAGGAAGCTGATGGTCTGTCCAAGGTTATCCATCTAGCTAAGAAGCACATGCTCCCTGTACCAATCATTGAGTTTGGGGTTGAAGATATTGTGAGAAGTGATATATGTGCTCAATGGGTCAAGGTCTTTATGAAGGAGAAGTTATGACTGAGGATGTAGTAAATCAACCACCACACTACGGTAATGGTGAGATCGAATGTATCGACTACATGAAGGACAACATGGATCACATGATGTTCATGGGCTACCTCGAAGGTAATGCTAAGAAGTACATGCACAGATACCGATACAAGGGTAAGCCAGTAGAGGATCTACGTAAAGCCCGATGGTACTTAGACCGACTTATCTCTGAGATGGAAGGTGAACAGTAGACAAGCAAAAGCCCCCAAGGAGAAATCCAAGGGGGCTTATTTGTGTTTACTTCTTTTTCTTCTTGGCAGTCTTAGCTGCCTGCTTAAAGTTCTTGGCAGTGGGTGCTCCCTTACTACCTACCTTTCTCATCTTCTCGCCTGATCCCTCAGCTATCCGTTTCCGTTTAGCATGGATGTTTGCGTATAGTCCTTTAGCCATTACTTCTTCTTACCCTTCTTCTTGTAGCCAGAAGCCATGATAGCTTTACCTTGCTTCTCTGCTTGCTCTTTAGTTGGGTATACCTTACCTGAAGTACCCCAACGATAGCCACCTTTTACTTTACGTACTGGCATTACCACTTCACCTTGTTGGCCACAGCCTTACAGACTTCTATGAACTCTTCTTGGCTGTAGTGTTGTTTCATCATGTTTACTTTTTTCACAACTAACTGTATGTTGTCCTTAGTGTATCCTAGTGTGCTGTCTATTCGATCTATAGAAGCTGGGGCTTCTTGAGAGTGACCCCAATCAGGAAAAGAAATATCCCATCCAGTTAAAGAACACTTGTTATCTTGCTTTTGCATAGCATCAGCTACGTCATCTAGAGTAAGTGACCAAGGAATATTCCTTAACTCCGCAGATGATTTAAACTTATTAAACCAAGAAACTCTAACCCCACGATGCCACCCTCTATGAGAGTTGTCAGTGTTTCTATTCGAACACTTCTTGCAGACCTTACCTAAACGTAATGATTCTTCTGCATAGTTTTTGCGGAGATAACTTTGACTTTCTCCGCACTGAGGACAGTCTTTATAGTATCTTCCGTCTTTACCTTTGGTAACCATCGTTTCTCCTTTCGGTTATTGAAAGAAGTATATCAGGTATTACCATTTAAGTCAATTCACCACTTCGTTTTATTAGCCCAATAGGCTGCACTCATCTTGCCCTTCTTAATGTTCTTAGCATGACGAGCCTTAAAAGCTTTATTACGTTTGGAGCCATCAGGGCTACCCTTGGTACCTTGTTGACCGAACCTAATAATCTTTTCCTTACCACCATCACAAGCCTTAACTACATGGGACTTAGTGGGGTGACTAGGTGTAGTCTTAGGTGAGTTACATTTCATCTTAGACTTATTAAGTCTCTCAGCCATTTACCTATACCTCTTACTTTCTTTTTTCGAGAATACCTTCGGCCATACCACCGCCAAAGTAGAACCCTAGGATAATAAGCATAGCTACACCCACTTGGAAATCTTCTAAGACCTGCTTGACCAACTCAGCATCATTGACTTGACCAGCTAGGGTAAACCCAAGAACTAAACCAAAGCATGAGAGGTAAACAAAGGTAAAGCTAAAGGCAATAACTCTTTGAGCTATTTTAAATGGGGCATACGCAGACAACAGGGCAACTTTTGCATCTGTCTTAGCTCTGATTTCCTCTTCTGTAGAGGTGTGGAAAGAATCCACTAGCTCAATGCCTGACTTTATAACTTCCTTAGATCCAAAGATCTTAGCTAGAATTCCCATCATTGTCTCTGTCTCAACATTTCTTCTAGGTGTTTGATAGTTGCGTTAGCTTCAGCAAGTGCAGCCTTCATGTCTGACATCTCACGCAGTAACTGTTCTTTGTCTCTAATGACAGCATCTAGTTTGTCAGATAGACGGTCAACTTGTTCACGAAGAGTATCATTAAACTCAGCTGACTTAGCTTCACTCTTAAGTGATCTCTCATGAGACTGTTTAGCCTTAAGTGTTAGGAAGCCCCACAAACCTGCGGAGCCTAGGACAGCTATGACAATCGGGAGCATCTGTTCAAATGTCATCATGATTAAATCTCTTCTTCTCTAGTATTTGTCTGTTTGTAAGGTCGGCTAGATAGACAGCGTGTAGTGTCATCCATATAACAGAGACCGCATGGAACCAGTCTGACAAACCATGACCTCCACCCCTGTCAGCTTGTGTCATACCTGTCGCTGTGTTTGTGTAGTACACATTCTGCATAACCATATGAGGATCAGGCAGTAGGAACAGTACAAGTATGTAGGCTGATACTACTACGTCAAGCAGAAGAACATTACGTAGCCATGTCGGCTTACACCACACAGTTATTGGAGCAACTGAGGCACTTACAAGACCCCAGAATATAAGTAGCTCATCTGTGTAGCACTCCTTGCACAACCCTGAGAACATACCCGCCATCAATACTCCCCAAAAGGAGTACGTAAGCATCTGGGCAGGGCCATTAGCTGTCATAACCTTATGGTAAGTGCCTCGTATGCCTAATGGTTTCATTTTGGGTAGGCTCCCCAGTCAAGTTGGAAGTGTGGCCCATCAGGGAAACTCTTCCAGTCACCACCCCATACGATCTCTACATCAAGTTCTTCAGCAGCTTGCTTCATAGCATCTGCAATAGGGTAGAAGTACTTCCAATCCCATGACATAGGGTATGGGGCTAAGTCTACGGCATGGCCTGTCAGGTGACGACTGTTCATTGTCGTTGACTTACCGTCAGCCAGTAGTTGTTTCTGACGTTCAATAGAACGCATACCCTCAATAACTGAGAAGTCCTGTTCTGAGATCTCGATAGCTCGTTCCACTACCTTAACTAGATCTGAGTGAACACCCTCTAGTTTTTGCTTACTCTTTGATCCTAGTTTATAACTCATACTACTGACTCCAGATCTTAATGACACCAAGGTGCCTATCGTTATAATTAATTCTAAGAAAGACCTAGCCTTCTGTCATGCCTAACTTCTTGAGCCAGTCTTTCATATTACGTCTACGGGCTGCATCCTTAATACCCTCAGCTGCCTTTGAGGCATCATTACTACGAGCACCCTCAAGCATTGCACTAGGTAGGGTATAGTTCGCACCCCTGTGGTACTTCTCAGTAGATAGTACAGCCTTAGCACTAGGGCTTAAGCTGGCCCAAGAGCCTGAACCGTACGTATTCTCGTACTGTTTTCTAGCTGCATTCTGGTAAGTCTCATAGACAGGCTTAGTAAAGGATGCTAACTCTTGTGCCGTAAAGGTAGGGAATGTTCCGTTAGCCTTCTGCTCAGTGACCTTAGCACTTAAGAGTTCCTTAGCCCTTGTACGATCAGCTGCAGGTTTACCTGTTACTGGGTCAATGACAGTATCTGCATTTAGACCGACCCATCCTGCAGCATCTACCTTATCAACTACTGCCGCAGGTACACCCATCTTAAGGAGACCTTCCTTCGAGTGTTGCCCGAAGTCTAGCCCAGCGCCTACAGTAAGGCCTGACTTATTGTTGTCATTAATGACACCTAGGTATGCCTCATCTCTGAACCCTTCAACACCCTTTAGTAGGGCGAAGGTGCTGGTCTGTGAGAAGTCAGATGAGTCAGTACCTAGTTCAGCATCAGGGGTGTCAACAGATAGTATGTTATCTGTCTCAGTTCTCATCATAGGTGCAAGAGTTGTCTCAGGCATCTGAGGTGTAGTAGGTATGTCTACTGGGGCTTGCTGTTGCATCTCTAGATTGACAGCTTCTTGTGCTGGTAGGAGGGCTTGCTCAGGTGACTTCTGTACGTTAGGTGGTATTAAACCCCTCTCATCAAGCAACTCCTGCAGTAGTGTTCGAATGTTCTCACGTTCTACATCTACGACTTGCTTAGGGGGTTCTTGAGTTACTTCTGTCTTATCCCCTTCCTGAACAATCTCACGGACAAGGCGACCTGACAAAGAAATATGGGTACGTTCAGCCATATCAGTAAGCCTTTCTCCGTATGTTCCCATCAATATCCACAAAGTAACTACCACGAGGCAACTCCATAAACTTGGCCTCATCTTCAGTACTGTTCTCATCCCACTCGATTGTGAAAGGATTCTGAGGAGAGCCTTGAGGAGCATCAGTCTGTCCCTCTTCTTGTTTGTCAACAATCATGTTCTCCATGACTGAAGCATCACCACCAAGTTTACTCCACCAGTTAGCATACTGCTTGAACTGTTCGTTATACCGTACGATCTCTTGGTACTTAGCACCTACCGCAAGGACATCGAAGCTTTGACTACGGAGTTCAGTCTTCTCTCGTGTAGGGATCATAGACCCTTTGTCACGAAGCATAGCATAGATGTTACCATCGTAGTAACGATCAGCTGCCTCTTGAACTTTACCTGTTGTCCAAGCACGAGGCATAGACACATTGTCAGTCTTTAGTTCGACCTGACCAATACCTGTCACTGTAAAGATAGAAGTCTCGAACCGACCCTTAGCCTCAGTAGCAAAGACATTAGCCTGTGCTTGAAGGGCATTCTTCAATCGTTCTACACTTAACTGGTAGATCTCAGGGTCTTGCTTCTTAATGACAGATAGTGAGCTAAAGGTAGCTGCGTTATACAGGTCAGACATAGTTTTGTTGTCAACAAGAGTAGGTGAAGTAGTGATAGCTACGGTAGCCTTACCTATACCTGTACTAAACTGGACACGGGATGTAGGTGAGTTCATAGCCTCAGGCTTCAGACCACGTACGTTAAGTGCTGTGTTGACTTCGATAGTGTTAGCTCGATCCTTAGCAGATAGTTCCATCGCTGACTCAATTTCAGATGGATCATGGATAATACTCGTGACTTCTTCAGCTGTAGGTATTGACACAGAACCATCAGGCATCTCGACACCTGTGATTGACTCAAGAAGATCCCCTAGACCTAGCTCTAAGTCTGTGTAAACAAGAGCCTCAGGTTCTACTGCATCCAAGGCCTCAAGGACAGAGGGGGCATTTTTACTTAAGTACTCAGCCAACAAGGCAGGTTGCTCAAGCATAGAATAAGCAATTAAAGGGTCTGTCTCTCCTGCAACCTTAGCCTGTTTAATGACAGCTTGCATGATTGGGTTGAGTACATCAGCCTTTAGGTTTTTAGTTACTTCATCATCAAAAGTTTCAATACGTGTCAACAGACTATCAAGTGTGTCAACTCTATCCTGAACTGGCTGGAATACTTCTTGAGAAACACCTGCAGGTTTTGTGACAATAGAACGAATTAAATCAAGGTTAGCCCGTAGCTTAGGGATTGTCTCAGGATTTACGTTACCATTAGCTGCCTCAATCTGAAGTGCAGCTGCAGCTTGCTTTTGCAAGTCTAAGATTAATGTCTCAAACTTAGGTAGTGTATCCGAGATAAACTCAGCCTCATTAGTTACCTTAGTATTAGCCACTGTCAGAAGGTTAGCCTCAAACTTCTGTACCTTTTGAAGAGCTAACTCAGTAATCTGCTCTTGACTAGGTGCATTGTTACCCTGACCACGTAAGTCTTGTTCAGCTAGTACAAGGTAAGAAGGGTTCTCATTAAGCTTCTGGATGTTTTGTTCGATAGCTGCCTGTTGCGGGTTGGCACCTAAGTAGTCAATGTTAATACCAGTAACTGTTTGTACCAACTGAGCAGTATTTGAGTCTAGTTCGTAGCCTTGTCCAGCATACTGTGTGATAGCTGCATTGACAGCTGTCCTTTGTTGCAAGGGGTTCATACCACGGGTTGCCTTAAGTGCCTCCGTTAGGCCACCGACAGCCTCTCTCTTAAGGGAAGACTCAGTAGGTGTTTTTGCCTCTTGTGGATCAGGGGCGAAGGCCTCGAAAAGAGTACCTAATCCCTGTAGTGCTGCTACGGCTCCTACAGTACCAGCACTGGCTGGCATATTGACACCCTGTTCGTAGCTTGAACCTGTGTCTCCGATGTCTACCGCAAATCCTGCCATAGTTTTTCCTTACCGAATCTGTTGTTGAAGAAGCTGTGCGTCATGCTCAAGGCCTAGACGTAGGGCATTACGGTAGATATCAGGGATTTGGTCTACCCGTACAATACTACGTTGCAGTTCAAGCTTCAATTTATTGGAGAGGTTGGAAGACCAGATCTCATCATTGATCTCTTCCCATAGTTTTGTACCTCTAATGATATCATTGTTGTCACCACTTGTCAATAAAGACATGGCAAGGGTTGACTTTTCCTTCAGTCTGGTACGTAGGCTGTTGTATCTGTCACCCTTCTTGAATACCATTTCGTTGTAATCATAGAAGTTCTGGACTGGTGCAGGTGTAGCACCAAAGACCACAGCTGCAGCATCCTTCTCAGTAAGACCTGACACGGCTAACTTACGTGTTCGACTACGGTAGTTACCTGACTCAATGATCTCCTGAACCTTGATGATCTTATCAGCTGTTGAAAGGTTACGAACTAACTGTGTTAGATCCTCACGGACAGTCTCAGTACGTCCACTAAGCATAGCTTTGACACCGTTGTTAGCAGATGACAGGAAGTCCTTAGCAATGCTTCCTGATGGGCCGAAGAGTGTCTCAATGAGGCTCTGGTTGAACAAGTCATCAAAGGTATCCTTGACCTGTCCTAAGGGTGCCACACGTTGAGCATACGCAGTCTCAGTACCTATCAAGGTTGATAAGAGTTCATCCATCAAGCCGTACTTAATGTTGTTAAACACCTTGACAGCCTGAGGACTCTCAGGATCATAGCCCATCTTCTCAGTGACAAACCCTGACATCTTACCTACGCCTAGTCCTGTCAATCCGAACATAGGCCCCATAGCAAGGAACATACGAGCACGTTCCCCAGCTGTAAAGTTACGGCCTACCACAATGTTTTCCATTGCACGAATAGAGAATGACAACCACTGAGTAGGTACACGCATGGCTCCACTCTGAGCAAAGTTACGTGACTGAGTTGTCATACGGAACGTAAGGTCTTGCTCACGGTTAGTGATCCAGAGTTTACCCTCAGGTGACATAGGATTAATGTTAGGACGTTTAGCACGATGCTCAAGGAAGGCCGTGATAATACCTGTTGTACGAGAGATACGTTCACCCTCTTTAAAGAAGAGAGTACCTAAGTCCATCAGGTTACCTACGGACTGCTTCGCCTTACCTGCTAGAGTACTTGCAGTACCGAACTTTTGAGGAGCCTGAAGTTCGATGACTTCGTTGTCAACAAGGTTACGTCCACTCTCATCAATGTATTTGACAAGAGAGTTAAGTTCCTCAACCTCCATACCTGTACCCTGTGCTAGACGTTTGATAGCCAGTGAACGTGCAGCTGGGTTCTTAAGTGAGGTGATAGCAGCGATAGGTGCTGTTAGCCCCATAGCCTTAGCACCCTGCACAGGGGAGATAGCTGCAATAGTGACAGAGTGTAGGGCCTGAAGTAGGAACTGATCAGGGTTGAAGAAGCCAAACTTAGAGTAGAAGCCAACCTTAAGGAGCTGAGAGGCAGGATCAGTCTTTGTCAAGTCATACTTAATCTTAGTCTTCTCAAAGATGAACTCAGTGGCAGCTGAAGTAAATGTCTCATACTTGTCACTAAGCCATGTAGGCTGATTAAGGCGACGTTTAATGACATCCTGTTGTTCACGTAGTTGGGCAGCTACATCATTGTACTTACCTGTCTTGATTACCTCAGCATTCAAGAAGCGGTTGAGATAGTCGTTCTCAGGAATACCTGCAGGAAACCTTACGAGGCCCTCATTACGTTCAGCTAGTTTAACCCAACCAACTACAGCATTCTGAGAGGCTGCACGGTTAGCATAACCGAAGGTCTCAGACCCGAACTGATCAGCAATGGCAGCTAGAGGGCTTTCATTGACAGCTTGTTTACCACCGAACTCCATAAGGGGTGTGTCACCACGTTTCATATTCAGACGTGAGCTAACCATTTCACCAAATGACACATCAACATTTACTGGGTTTTCTCCAGCCTCTCGAATAGTCACCTTCTGGTCACGAGCCTTACCTACAAAGTCCTCAGTAAACCGAAGGCCGTACTTAGCAGACAGCTTCTGCAAGTCCTCGATGTCAGTTATGTGTTTATTCCAAGTATTATTCCGACGGATCACTTCACCTAGTGACTCGTAGTCAGCCTTAGATAGAACTAGGTTGTCAATACCAGCAACATTATACTTTTCTAGTAGCTCACGGACTGCCTTAGAAATGCTGTTAAGTTGATTGACAGCTACTTTAGCTTGTTCCTGTCCGAAAGAACCTAGGAGGGTCTTAAAGCCACCTGAGATTTCCTTACCTGAGGCCAGCTGTTGTGTCTTAGTTGAGCCTACAAAGTAACGGAACTCCGAGTTAGTACGAGGGCCACCCACGTTGTAAGGCATAACGTCAACACGTTCAGGTGCACGGCTAGACTTTACGTTAGTGACATACAGGTGGTCTAGGAATGTGTCAGGTACTTTAAAGATAACTGCACTGCCTAGCACCTCATCCTTACGGAGTGAACGTCCAGTTGCAATGTCTAGCACAAAGTCATCCTGAGGAAGATCTTGGCGACGTGTACGGTAGCCTATAGTCTCGTAACCTTCACCTAGGTCAACACTTTCACCACCCTCAGCTACAACTCGCTTAAGGCGGTCAGATGATTTGATCTGCCATGTTGTGTCATTGATGTCTAGGAGGGCCTCATAGGCCTCTACAACTTCTTTACGTGGCTTCTGGCCGTAC